TGGGGTAGCCACATTCTTCAAGGCTCCAACTGTAATTGTCCTGCCAGTCATTGTATAACGCGACACAGTAGTTCAACTCCCATCCTTCCTTGTTGCATACCCAGAACGTATACCTGTCTATGCGTTGACCCACGCCCTCAATCTCCGGTGTGGGTGGCTTGGGATCGACCATCATCAACAGCGCGATCCGCTCTTGCACCCACTGCGGTAAATCTTCTACAGTAAGGTAATTACCCTCCAGTTCGCTGTCAACCCTATCTATGCCTATACATGACACTTGGACAGTATTTGTATCAGGGTCTATTGAAACACGGTATAACGTGTCATGATCTAACGACATAGAACAACCCCTCGTCTGCGCGGTAGCCAACATCGTCAACGTATGTGCCGCTTTCGACCATAGCCAACATCGACACCTTACCCATTATATCCTCGGGCAGGTCATCAGTGTAACGCTGGAAGTCGTTGGACACTTTCGCGTTCCATCTGTTGGTGTGCATATTGTCCACCATGCACACATCGAATGTCTGCTTGCCGAACTTCTCATACACACGAACAAAGTAACTGTGGATCGGTTTGTCCTTGAGTGCCTTGTGATCGTCATACAGTTTGAACATCGCTGTAAGATCAGCACCGAACGCCGCGTCAACGAACTCATGTCCTGTGTCCACAAGGTTGCGCAACTCGGTCAACATCTTGTTGGACTGACTGCTCTCATGGTCAAACAGCTTACGCATTGCGTTGCGATACTCTGTGCCAGCACCGCTCTCACTTTCCTGTGACTTACTCGCCGCCTCGGCAAGATGCGCTCTCGCCATCTCATACGATGAGAAGTTACGGAGAAAACGCTTGGCGTTGCGTACAGCCGTGGCGATATTGGTTGTCATCTTCATGTGATGCTGATCTTGATACGAGGCGTACTTGTCGTTGGTGATCGTGCGGGACGCAACCATGTATGTATCGTCACCAACAACCTCGGTGCGGAAGTCACCGTACCCGATATACCCCATGGGGTACGGCTCGTCAGGGTAATACACCCATGCCTTCTTACCACCGTTGTACACCACGAACTCGACACCACGAAATGCCTCACGCACTTTCTGCATGAGCAATGACAGCCCACTGTTTGGCGGCATGGTGTTACCGTTGTTATCTTTGAGCATCACACTCACGGTCACGTCACTGAAGTTCTTTGCCATCTTCTTACCCTTTCACTGTCTTGGTGAACCCGCAGGTCTTGTTGATCCACCTGTTGTACTCTGCCCTAACTTGTTTTACGTCAGTATCTGACTGGACATTACGAATTGTACCATAACTTGCCACAAAGTCAACAGCCATGGCTAGACGTAGCGGATGGTCTTGTTTGGTGATAACCTGTCGCATAACCTCTGGTGTTATCGGGTTCCAATACGATCCACCTGTCGCCTCGCGCACTTGCCGTTTCATCTCTTGGCGATAACCCCAGTCATCGACCTGTAGCATGGGGGCCATGGTGCTGATCCAGTCAAGGTAACTTGCCATGGCGTTTTTGTACTTGGCCTTCTGCTTTTTGTTGACCAAGGTACGAGGCGGCTTGGGCGCATCGTATTCGCTACTGGCTAGGGTAAACCTCTCACCGTGTTCCTCGCGAAAGAACACCAGCGCCGATCCGTCGTCGGTTGCCCGCATCCAGTGTGCCTTGTGACCCGTATCGTATACATGACGCGGCACATACATGCACTTAGGCAGATAGTGCTTGCCACTGTTGGCAATGACGTACTGTTTGCCGTTCCTGATGTCGAGGCACATACCGCGTGGTAGCATCCTGTCGAGGAACGAGTAGTGGCTCATGTGACAACCGTCACCGATACCGTTGCGTATGGTCACAGTTTCGGTGCCATCCTTGTGTCGTCTCCACACCACAGGCGCGAGTTTGGCAATCTCGTTCAGTGTGGGCCGACCTGTCTTGGTATGGTAGTAGTACCCAAACACGTCGTCGTAGTAGCCCCCGTTCATGAGCGCGTAGCAGTTTGCTGATATCTTCTTTACACGCTCATGGTCACGCCTACGATCGCCGATCGGGCGTACGTCCTTGCCTTTGTTCCTGCCACGCATAGGCTTGGTGTTGTTGTAGATGTTCTCCACCTCTGCAAACGAGGTCGGCTTGATGTATGGCTGAGTATAAGCTGCCATTGTTTTCTACCTTTCTGTTAGTGAACCACTAACATTTTACATGTTGCTTGACTTGACGTGGACTGTGATACCGCAGTCCGGCTTGGCACTGTCGTTGTCGATGACAACCCACAGCACAGGGCATGACCACTGACCCCACGACCCACCAAGATAGCCATCGGTAATCACGATAACAGCTTGTGGTGTGATGTGCTTGTTGGTCATGTATTCGGGGACACACTCGACGGATGTACCGCCACCACCCTTGGGGCGCGTGGACTGGATCATGGTGTCGAGTTCGTGCATCTCGTACCGCTCGTCCTGACACACTTGGGTGTCCCAGTACAACAGACGTACGGCCTCGGGATGCACAGTGTCGGCGATGGACTTGATCTCGGTCAGTGCCACGGCAACCTCGCGGTCACCGATAGATGCTGACATGTCAGTGGCAATCACTAACTCGTCCACACGCTCGGAGATACCGCTTGGCAGATACACGCCACTGGACATGAAACGTCTGTTGGGTCTGCGCCACGTCGAGTAGTCACTGCCCAGACAGGTGGAAGTGATGAAGTCACGCATGACCTCGCGCCAATCGACTTGCGGCTGGAGCAAGTCCTGCAAGTCACGGTCACCGCCTGTGCCCATCTTGCCAGCGATCAACGCACCCTGACGTATTGCCTCGTCAATGTCGCGCTCCAGCTCGCGTTGCTCGTCGGCGGTCATGTCTTGTGCGCCCTCGAAGTCGTGTTCGTCCAGCGGTTGACCGCCACCGCCGTCACCGTCGCCACCGTCACCACCTTCTTGTGGTGGGTCTTGCTTGAGCAGATTGAAGACTTGAGCCGTGTCCATGCCACGATACTTCTCGTCATAACAACCTTTGGTGAGTGGGCCTGTCATGGTAGCGAAGCCGTCTTGCTTGTTCTCGTCAACGATTTGCAGGTTGATGACATAGTCCATGGCCATGTTGGCAAGGCGTGGGTTCTCGTCCCACAGATGCTTCCAAGTCTTGAGATGGCGATACAGCTTGTGGCGAACCTCATGCAGGATAAGGAAGCGGAACTCTGGATCGTTGAGACTGTCACAGAACGTACGTCCATACACCTCGTCACGTCCGTTGGTGTAGGCTGTTGGCGCTGTCTCGCAGATACGCTTCTCGCCCAGCATGAGGACACCAGCCAGCGCGACATATCTGTCCTTGCCCATGATATCGACCACACACTTGTTGAGCCGTTGCTCGGTGGTCAGTTGCTTACCGATAGATAACATTAGTCTGTCCTTTCTGGGTGGGACACACGCCCCACCCTGTTAGATGTTAGTGAAGCACTAACTATTTCTTGTCAGCCGCGAACATATAGTTGTTGTCCATGGCCCACTGAGTGAACTTCTTGTTGGTCATAACAAGTGACTGCTTGGAATACTTGGGGGCGCGTACGCCATTGGCGAACATACCCTGTGCTTCCTTGTCGAGCCTGACGAGATAATCCATCCATGGATCGACCCAATCTCTCTCCAAAGATGCTAGGGTGCGATACACCACCATGCAGATCCCGGCGGCACTGTTTGGCACCTTGGCGTTCTTGGGGTCTTGCTTGATCGACTCGGCACTCGGTAGCTGGTCAGCCAGCTTGACAAACGCCATCAAGTCCATGGCACCACGCTCACCGATAGTGCCCATGAGTGCGGCTGTCACAGTCTGATCGTCTAGTCCATCCCGCGCTTTGAGTATGTCACTCGCCGCTTCCAACGAGCGGGGTGTAACAAACGCGGCTCTCTGTTGCTTGGGATGGAAGATGTACGGATTGTCGTCGGGGTCTTTGACGTCCTCGAACGAGTAGAATAGTTGCGGGTTGTCTTTACACCAGCCCAGTAGCGTGTGGTCGATTTCATTGTTGATACCCCATTCGATCCATTCCATGTTGGTAGGTTTGCGTGTCTGCACGACAGTCATGCGGTTGCGAGCGTGTGGTGGTAGCAAGTCACCGACACCCTCGGAACCTTTGTTGGTCGTGGCAAAGATTATGCTGTCAGGGTGTAGCGTGTAGCTACCGATCTTGCGCTCCAGTATGAGACGCAACAGTGCGTTCTTGACCGCAGGGTTGGCCTTGCCGAACTCGTCAATCATGATGATGACAGGCGTGTTGTTGTGCGCGCCCAGTTCCTCATTGGTCAGGTAAGTCACATACCCTGTGCCATCGTCCAGCTTGGAGATGTTGGGTATGGTGATGTCACCCAAGTCCTTGGTCGTGCAGTCGAAGTAACACGGTGTGTGGTCAGGCAGTGCCTTGGCAAGCACGGTAAGAAGCGTTGACTTGCCTGTGCCCATGTCACCCTGCACAAGTATGGTGCGTAGTGCGCCAGACTTACGGATCAGAGCCTCGACTTGGTCAAGTCCCAGTGCATACATTGTCGTTGCTGTATTCATGATAGTCTCCATTTCAAGAGTTGTGTTAGTGAACCACTAACAAGTTACAGGCCGATTGATGGTAGTGATTTGATGACTTCATCCACGGTGCGTTTGGTCTCTGACCGCAGATGAGCATCCTCGCGTAGTGCATCGGCATTGACACCACGCAGTGCGTCTTCCAGCTTCATCCTTGCGGACTCCATCTGGCTGTCGCCTGTGACGTTACACACAGTAAGAAGTTCGACCATGTCGAGGACGTTGGTCACGAGTGTGTCACGGAATATCTTCTTGCCCTCGGACGCCGAATAGTCCAGCCGCTCGGACATGGCAGTCAACGCCTTGTGTGTGCGTTGCCACACGTCATTCATTGCGTTGTTAAGCTGTGTCGAGTAGTAGGACTGGTAGTGTTCCCTGACTTGCTCGGTCGCCTCGTTGCCGATGTCGATGCGGAAGTCACCAGCATCAGGCAGTGGGATGTACGACAAGCGGAACCCGAACTTGTTGCGTAGGCTGTCAACGGATGGGTACTCGTCGCGATGGAACAAGTCGCCCAGCTTTGCGGACGCTTGGGTGATCTCCCATTCGTAACCAGACAGAAACAAGTCAACGAGTCTATCGTACTCGTTCTGGATGTCAGTCATTGTCTGATGGTACTTGAAGTATTGAGCCGTTGGCAAAAGACGCAAGCCTGTGTCCGACCATGGCATTGTCATGGCGTAGTGTATGTTGCGGCTGTTGGCTGTGAACTTCTGTACTGCAACGAGTTCCTGACAATCGGCAAGCAGCTTCTTGTGTACAGACGCGACACCGGATGCGGCACGGTTGTCTGTGGTAACGTCTTCTGACGCCTTGCGATCTTTCTTGCGTCCAGTCCATGTAGAGATGGACAACTCGCAAAGCATGGACGAGGAACCGATGCTCGGTGCGGCGGGGGATGTTAGTGCTTCACTAACAATCTGGTTCGTGGTGATCTGTGTCATGTCGTTCTCCTTTGTGACAACAGGTTGTAATCCAGCCGTATCTCGACTGTCCTTATATTATAGCAAATGTTATCAGGAATAGCAAATGTTACCAGAATATATTATTCCGTGTTTATCTGTGTGTTGCGGTGTAATGTACTGTAATGTTCTTATGTGAGGGCGCGCAACGCCTTGGAAAGACAGCAATGTTCTATTGTTCGATTTGTGAGAGAATTGGACACCTGCCTCGACGCCCTCTTACGATCAGAACATTTGCGTCAACGTGTTAGTGAGTCACTAACATATCTTAATACTTTTTAGAAAAACGAACATTATACTACTACTACAAGATTAGATAAGAATAGATAAAAGCTGATAGGCAAAGAATGGCATTGCCTGACACGCGCCGCTACACCACACCACCAAAACATAATGTTCTAACATGGCCTAAAAAAAACGAACATTGCGGAACATTACAACGAACATTAGAACATTGGCTCGACGCGACTCTAAGAACTGGCTTCAACGTGTTAGTGCGTCACTAACATGACGCGTTACTATGCGTTGGCTCAACGCGGCTCTAAGAACTGGCTTCAAACACGTCATGCTACCTGTGGCTCAACGCGGCTCTAAGAACTGGCATCGCGCAGGCACAAAAAAAGGCAGGGCCGAAGCCCTGCCTGATCTTTATTTGTCGCCATATTCCCTGAGATGTTCCTGTATCATCAGGAACAGCTGATGGCGTGAGATGCCCATGTAGTGACCAGTCTCTTCAGATTTAGTCAGCCATTCGCGCAACGTTTCAAGCCGCTGTTCCGGCGTCACTGGTAATTGTGTCATGGTGCAAATCCCCACCATAGACCAGCTATGAAGACAACCAAACCTATGCAGATCATACCGGCTTCGATCGGACCCGCTAATGGTATAGCCATGAATGTCAGGATAAGACCGAACAGTGCGACACAGCGCCCAGACTGTTGTCGATACCATGTCGCCTTGGCTTGGCGGCGTTTTTCTTCACGCCATTGTTGTAGTGTTTGCATCATTCACCTTCCTTTCTGGCAGTGTATACCGGATAAAGCGCACATCAGCGCCGATCCGGTGCAGGAAAAAATCGACGGCCGCATGGTCATCAGCTGCCAATGCAGTCATCAGGCAATCCATACATGCCGCCATATCTTCAGCAGCAGCACGTCGGGCAATCTTGAATGTCTTACTCTTCATAACATGTTCTCCCATGATGGTAGGGCCGGACATTGCTGTCCGGCCCATGGTTGTTAGTGCTTCACACCGGCCAGCTGTTTGACAGCCGCCTTGATGTGATCGGTGAGAGCGGGCAGATCGACGCCGTCGATACCCTCGGATTTGCCGATCACCTTCAGACAATCATTGAGATTGTCAGCGATCCGCTGTTCATCCGAACGTGTCCGGCTTGTATTGCCGGATGCCTCGGCGTTCTCGCGCTTGGCAAGAGCGGTCTTGAAATCGTTGCGCTTGGCACCGATCTGCTGTTGCCCATTACGCCGCGCCAATTTCTGGGCATCAGTCATGCCCTTGGCAGATGGCGCATTGACCAAAGCCTGCGTGCGAGTGTTAAACCCAGCAACGATAGCATCGTTGATCTGCCCGAACAGCTCAGGATCAGCTGTGCTCTTGGCCTTGTTCGGCCCAGTAGGCGAGATCATGTCAGTTGACAAGATCCCTAGTGCGATTAATGCATCAACAGCATTACCCTTGGCACGCTCATAGATGTTGCCTTTGGCAACGGCGGTAGTCATCAGACCGGCTACCTCTTCGGTCAAAACGCGCTTAGTCATAGCGACGTTCCTTTCTGCCCCATCGGGCATATGTGAAGCGAACACCATGTCCGCTTCGATGGTTGTAATATGGCACAATGGCGCGGCAAATGGAATGGATCGACTGTAAACGTGTTATTATTTGTTAGTGTAGCACTAACATTATCAGGCAATGGCAAAATATGGCAGGCAATGACCCCACCCCACCCCCATGCCGCGCTGTGTCACGTTATGTTGTACGCGTGTATGTATGTCTAATTTACACGAACAATCCGGTTTTTTCTGAGTTCGACCCCCACCCCCTCTCACACAGGAACACCCCCCGGTAGGAGTCCCAACCTCCTTGCACAAAAAAATATTATACTGTATACGTCGTCAAGATATGGCGATCATACTAGAACCTGAACTGGGTGTGGCAGTCCCCGAAGACCTGCCACCCATGGATCTGAAGAAACGTACGGACGCAGCAAGCCGTACGACAGAATTGCTCGCTGAACACGGTTTGGATGTAGAGCCGACCAAGGAAGACAAGGACGTGGCCGCTAAAATAACGCTGGCCTACGCTGATGATCCTGAAACCACCTCCAAAAAGATTACCAGTAGCAAGGTTGCAACCCTTACTCCGGCCTCTCTAAAGCTGACGAACAACATTTTGCAGGAGTTTGGCCACTCTGTTGTGCAGAGTGCGGTCCAAGTTCGGCATCTAGTGACCAACAAACTGATAGATGAAACCGAAAACCCCGACCCTAGAGTGCGAATACGGGCTTTGGAGCTGCTTGGTAAGATATCTGACGTTGGTTTGTTTGCAGAAAAGTCCGAAGTGACCATAACTCACCAGTCTACAGACGATCTACGGGCAAAATTACGCGAGAAACTGCAAAAACTAAGCACGCCGGAAGAAAAAATCGAAGATGCGGTCGTAATAGACGGCGAATCGCTCGATGTTGACGCTGAACTCGGCCTGAAAGAGGACGAAAAGTTCGACGATGACTGAAAACTTTACTGAATCAGAGATTCAGCAGATGCTGGACAACCTAGATCAGTATACTCCCGACGAAATCGTGGAGATTGACCGCCTCGTCGATGAATTAAGCACCAGAAAGACAAATCAGGCGGCTTATGATGACCTGATAGAGTTCTGCAAGCGTATGCAGCCCGATTATATCGTCGGAAAGCATCATAAAATGCTTGGAGATCTGCTCATGGACATCGAAGAGGGTGATAAAGACCGTATTTGTGTCAACATACCCCCCAGACATGGCAAGTCGCAGCTTGTTTCGATATTCTTCCCTGCTTGGTTCTTGGGGCGCAACCCCAACAAGAAGGTCATGATGGTGTCTCACACCACTGACCTTGCGGTGGACTTCGGACGCAAGGTACGTAACCTGATATCGACGGACGAGTATGCTGCCATATTCCCCACAGTGAAGCTGGCGGTGGATTCAAAGTCTGCTGGGCGTTGGAACACTAACTCTGGAGGTGAATATTATGCGTGTGGTATTGGTTCCTCTATTGCTGGCCGTGGTGCTGACCTCTTGCTCGTTGACGATCCCCATTCCGAACAAGATGTCATTAACGGAAATTTTGAAGTCTTTGAAAAAGCATACGAGTGGTTCACCTTCGGAGCGCGTACACGACTGATGCCCGGTGGTCGTGTGGCCATCATACAGACCAGATGGCACATGGACGATCTGACCGGACGTGTCACTCGCGACATGGTGCAGAACGAGCGGGCCGATCAATATGATGTGGTCGAGTTCCCAGCAATACTAGATATAGTAAACAAGAAGACCAAGAAGTCAGAACAGAAACCTCTATGGCCTGAGTTCTTTGACCTTAACGCGTTACTACGCACGAAGGCATCTATGCCTACGTTCCAGTGGAATGCGCAGTATCAACAGGAACCTACCGCAGAAGAGGCCGCACTCATCAAACGAGAGTGGTGGAGCATCTGGAAGCACGAGTATCCGCCTGATTGTGAATACGTGATAATGTCTTTGGATGCTGCAGCAGAAACACACAACCGTGCTGACTTTACAGCCCTGACCACTTGGGGTGTGTTTTTGAATGAAGAAGTGAATAATTATAATATTATATTGCTAAACAGCATAAAGAAGCGTATGGAGTTTCCAGAACTCAAGCAGTTAGCCATAGAAGAATACGAAGAGTGGGAGCCAGACGCGTTCATCGTCGAGAAGAAAAGCGCAGGCACCGCGTTGTATCAGGAGATGCGCAGGTCAGGATTGCCTGTGCAGGAATATACCCCTCATAGAGGATCAGGCGATAAGTTGGCTCGACTAAACTCTGTATCAGATATTGTGGCGTCAGGAACGTGTTGGGTTCCTGAGACTCGGTGGGCAGAGGAAGTCGTCGAAGAGATTGCAGGTTTTCCGTTTATGAGCCATGATGACTTGGTTGATTCAACGGTTATGGCCCTCATGAGATTTCGTCAGGGGGGTTTCATACGCTTACCCAGTGATGAGCCTGAAGAACAACAATACTTCAAGCGTCGTGGCACTGGGTATTATTAGGGGTTAGATCATGGCTATTGAAAAAGGATTGTATCAAGCTCCGGCGGGCATAGACGAGGAGTCTCAAAAAGAAGACGCACCCGCACTGGAGATAGAAGTAGTAAACCCAGACATGGTCACCTTGGATGACGGCAGTGTAGAGATAACTCTAGTGCCGGGAACCATGACAGACGGTGTACCGTTTGATGGCAATCTGGCAGAAGTCATGGAAGACAACGACCTTGCCAGTCTCGCAGATGACCTTATCGGACTTATTGATTCGGATCTGGACAGCCGCAAGGAGTGGGCTGAGACCTTCGTCGATGGCCTCGACGTGCTAGGATTCAAGTACGAGGAGCGTACAGAGCCGTGGGATGGGGCCTGCGGAGTATATTCTACAGTGCTGGCAGAGGCCGCGATTCGCTTTCAAGCTGAAACCATGAGCGAAACTTTCCCTGCTCTGGGGCCGGTGAAGACAAAGATTCTTGGTGAAGAGACCAAACAGAAGGAAGAAGCCGCCGCCCGTGTCAAAGCGGACATGAACTACGAGCTGACGGAGAACATGGTCGAGTATCGACCAGAGCATGAACGTCTGCTTTACAGCCTAGGACTTGCCGGATCGGCGTTCAAGAAGGTGTATCACGATCCGAACATCGGGCGACAGGTGGCACTTTTTGTGCCTGCAGAGGATTGTATCGTACCGTACAGCGCCTCTCACATAGAAACCGCAGAGCGTGTGACTCACGTCATGCGCAAGACGAAGAACGAACTGAAGAAGCTCCAAGCCAACGGGTTCTATCGCGATATAGAACTGGGCGAGCCAGAGCCATACCACTCTGACATCGAGGTTCGTAAGGCTGAAGAGGGTGGATACTCTCTGACTGACGATGACAGGTACGCGCTGTATGAGGTACACGCAGACCTCGTCATAGAAGGGTTTGATAACTCAGAGGACGAGATTGCCAAACCATACGTCGTTACAATGGAGCGTGGGTCTAGTGAGATCCTCTCTATCCGTAGGAACTGGAACCCCGTAGACCCTCTGATGCTGAAGCGCCAGCACTTCGTACATTATCCGTATGTGCCGGGATTCGGCTTTTACGGACTTGGGCTTATTCACATCATCGGTGGATATGCTCGCGCAGGAACCTCCTTGATACGCCAACTTGTCGATGCCGGTACGCTCGCTAATTTGCCCGGTGGATTGAAGTCCCGAGGGTTGCGTATCAAGGGGGACGACACTCCTATTGAACCGGGCGAGTTCAAGGACGTGGACGTCCCATCAGGCAGTATCCGTGATAACATCATGCCCCTGCCTTACAAAGAGCCGTCCCAGACGCTTCTGGCGTTGTTGGATAAGATCACAGCAGAAGGACGTAGACTGGGCGCTATCAGCGACATGAACATCTCTGACATGTCCGCAAACGCTCCAGTGGGTACAACGCTGGCACTTCTGGAGCGCACACTAAAGCCCATGGCTGCAGTGCAGGCTCGTGTCCACTACGCCATGAAGCAAGAGTTCAAGATGCTCAAGGCTCTCATGGCAGAGTATGCACCCACGGAATATTCCTACCAGCCTGTGCGCGGTGAGGTCACCGCCAGACAGGATGATTACGCGATGGTGGACGTGATCCCTGTTAGTGATCCTAACAGCTCTACAATGGCACAGCGCGTGGTGCAGTATCAGGCTGTGTTGCAGATGTCGTCTCAAGCACCGCAGATCTATGACCTGCCGCAGTTGCACAGGCAGATGATCGAAGTGTTGGGTGTAAAGAACGCAGACAAACTTGTTCCTATAAAGGACGACATGAAGCCTGCAGACCCTGTCAGCGAGAACATGAACGCGTTGATTGGAAAACCTATGAAGGCGTTCATCTATCAGGATCACGACGCGCATATCGGAGCGCACCTGTCGTTCCTGCAAGATCCACAAGTCATGGGCATGATCGGGCAGAACCCACAAGCGAAAAACATCATGGCATCCCTGCAGGCCCACATTGCAGAGCATCTTGGCTTCAAATACCGCAAAGATATCGAAGAGCGGATGGGAGCCGAGCTACCGCCACCAAACGAGCAGCTTTCAGAAGATGTGGAAGTTCAACTCGCACGCGTGGTTGCAGAGGCTGGCAAGCAGCTTACACAAGCAAACCAGCAGCAGGCTGCACAACAGGCTGCACAGCAGCAAGCACAAGACCCTATGTTCCAGCTTCAACAGGCAGAACTTCAGGTCAAGGCACAAGAAGTGCAGCGTAAAGCACAGAAGGACGCTGCAGATCTGCAACTGAGGCAGGAAGAGCAAAAGCGCAAACTTGTCAAGGATGTAGCAGACGCCAAGATCGAAGAAGAGCGTCTCAACCTTGAGAAGATGGAGCTTGGTATAGACGCACAGAAAGCCGGTGTGAAGATGCGCGCCGACAGACGTGCGGAACGAAACAAAACAGATATGGAGGTAGCCAAACTCGTGTCTGACATTGCTAAGGAGTAACCATGGCAAAAACCGTCTTTGACGTGCTGAACGAGAAGTTGAACGAGGACAAGTCCTCTGCACTAGAGTTTCTTGGACAGGGCGGAGTAAAAGATTTCGCTCAATACAAGGAAACTACAGGTTTTATTCGAGGTCTAGAAACCTGCATGAATCACATATCAGACCTTTCGCGCAACTATTTGGAAGATGATGATGACTGAACCAATTAAGATTCCTGACACTGCTCGTGTGGTAGAGGCTCCTGTTTCTCCTGAAGAATGGGAAGCACAACTACCAAAGCCCTGTGGCTACAGACTCCTTGTAGCCCTGCCAGATATAAGCGATCACTACGAAGGTAGCACTCTCCTCAAGACCGACAGCGAGATAAAGAAAGAGTACATCATGTCTATCATGGGTGCTGTCATTGACATGGGGTCAGCCGCTTACACAGATAAAGACAGGTTCCCCACCGGCCCTTGGTGCAAGGTAGGAGACTACGTCATGTTCCGTATGAATACTGGCACCAGATTCAAAGTAAACGGGAAAGAGTTCCGTCTAATGAATGACGATTCCATTGAGGCAGTGGTTCCTGATCCTCGTGGCATTTGCAGAGTGTAGGAGTGAGTTATGGGTTTTGAAAAAGTTGAATACAAATTCCCTGATGAAGATGACAAGAAACCAGAGATTGAGGTTGAAGGTTCTGATGCTGTTGAGGTTGACCTATCTGGTGAGAAATCTGAGAAGCGCGAGGCAAAATCTACGCGTGAGGAGGACGATAAAGATGCTGGACTTGAAATTGAAGTTGTTGATGATACGCCAAAGGCTGATAGAGGGCGTAAGACTTCTGAGCCACCTAGTGATGTCACTGATGAAGAACTTGAAGAATACTCTGACAAGGTCAAAAACAGGATCCGGCACTTCAGCAAAGGCTACCACGATGAGCGCAGGGCGAAAGAACAAGCGCTCCGTGAGAGGCAAGAGCTAGAAGAATTTGCTAAAAAGCTGATAGACGAGAACAAAGAGCTGAAAGGCACGGTTGGCAAAAATCAGTCAACCATGCTTGACCAAGCTAAGAAATCTGCTGCAGGAGAGTTGGAAACAGCTAAAGCTAAATACAAAGAAGCGTATGAAGCTGGAGATGCAGAAGCTGTCGTTGAAGCACAAGAAACTCTAACGGCTGCTAAGATTAAGGCCGATAGGCTAAACAATTTCAAACTTCCTGCTTTACAGGAAGAAGAAACTCCTGTTAACTTACCAACAGAAACCGCCCAACCGCAAGTAGATGCGAGAGCTGCAGAGTGGGCACGGGACAATCCGTGGTTTAACTCTGACGAAGAAATGACCTCACTGGCGTTAGGGTTGCACCAGAAGATCGTGAATAGCGGCGTGGCCGTTGGAAGCGACGAATACTACGAGAAGATTGACACTCGTATGCGCCAAGTGTTCCCCGACCAGTTTGAGGACACTGAAGAAGTCGAAGAGCCAAAGAAGCAGCCGAATGTGGTTGCACCCGCAACGCGGAGCGTAGCGCCAAAGAAGATCAAGCTAACGCAAACACAGGTGAACATTGCTAAAAGGCTCAACGTACCATTAGAATTATACGCCCAAAAGGTTGCAGAAGAGATGAGGAAAAATAATGGCTGAGAATCGTATAAATCGTGACCAGACCACCCGCGAAAAAACGACCCGTACCAGAGCTTGGCAACGACCTGAAGTTTTGCCGTCACCGAACCCCGAGCCGGGTTACGCATTTCGTTGGATTAGAGTCGCCACGCAGGGGCAAACCGACGCCACTAACGTTTCCTCAAAATTTCGTGAAGGTTGGGAGCCTGTAAAGGCAGCAGACCACCCAGAGATCACTGTAGTAACTGTCGAGAACGAACGTTTCAAAGACAATGTTGTGGTCGGTGGGTTGATCCTTTGTAAGGCTCCAAAAGAACTGATTGAAGAACGCACCGCTTATTACGAGCAGCAAACCAAAGGCCAGATTGAATCAGTTGACAACAACCTTATGAGAGAGAACGATCCTCGGATGCCGCTTTTCCATGAACGGAAAACAAAAGTTACTTTTGGCTCCGGGGGTTAACATCAAACCCTTGTTGTCTGGAGACAAATAGATGGCATATCCTACTATTGATGCCCCCTATGGCCTTCGTCCGATTGGCATGATCGGTGGTCATAGTTATGCGGGTTCTACACGTAAGATCCCCATCGCTTCAAACTACGGCACGGCTCTTTTCTATGGGGACGTGGTGCAGTACAAGAACGATGGTACTATCATCATCACCACACTACAGAACGACACTTCCGTAGTAGCTGGTGTTATTGGTGTGTTTATGGGCTGTAGCTATACAGATCCGAATACAGGCCAACTGACCTTCCGCCAAAGCTATCCCGGTAGCATCGTAGCTTCTGACATTGAAGCCTACGTATGTGACGATCCGAACGTGCTGTTCAAAGTAGTGAACTGCACGGGTGCTTCTGCTGACGGTGCTGCTTCTGGGCTGCTTCCTGCTTATGTTAGCCGTGCTAACGCAATCTCCTGTAACGCGGAGCTTGTGCTTAACACTGGTGTGACGGCGTCAGGTAACAGCCGTATGGGCGTCTTTATTAACAACGTGGCAACAATTCTGCCGATTACTGTTGTTGATGTCGTGCCTGATACAGCGAACAGTGATGGTAACTTTGTCGAGTTTATCGTTAAACTCACGCAGGGTTATCAACGTTATCAGCAAACAGCTGGCGTATAAGGAGGGGTAGGTAATGGCTATTTCACGCGCACAACTACTGAAAGAACTCCTTCCCGGCCTGAACGCTTTGTTCGGATTGGAGTACGCAAAATACGGTGAAGAACACGCAGAGATCTTCGAGACAGAGACCTCTGATCGCTCTTTTGAGGAGGAGACCAAATTATCGGGCTTCTCAGCAGCACCAGTCAAAAACGAAGGCTCCGCCATCGAGTATGACAATGCACAAGAGGCGTTCACCGCTCGCTATACACACGAGACTGTCGCAATGGGCTTTTCAATCACTGAAGAGGCTATTGAAGATAACTTGTATGACTCACTGTCAGCTCGTTATACGAAGGCACTCGCTCGTGCTATGGCGTACACAAAGCAAGTCAAGGCAGCGACTATCCTTAACAATGCCTTTTCTAGCGGCACTACATACGGCGACGGCGTAGAGCTTTGCTCCACGGCTCACCCGCTTGTTAGTGGCGGAACCAACTCTAACGAGCCTGCAACACCGGCTGATCTTAACGAGACTTCTCTGGAAGCCGCCGTTATTCAGATTGCTGGTTGGACTGACGAGCGCGGTCTGCTGATTGCTGCAAGGCCACGTAAGTTGATTATCCCACCGAACCTGCAGTTTGTTGCAACTCGCTTGCTGGAGACCGAAGGACGCGTGGGTACAGCGGATAACGACCTTAATGCGCTTCGCAATAATGGTTCTATCCCCGAAGGATATACGATCAATCACTATCTGACAGATACTGATGCGTTCTTCCTTCTGACTGACGTTCCAAATGGCCTGAAGCACTTCGTACGTAGCCCGATGGCTACCGCTATGGATGCTGACTTCAGCACTGGCAACAGCCGGTACAAGGCCCGTGAGCGTTACTCATTCGGTGTATCCGATCCACTGGGCATCTTCGGATCGCCCGGAGCATAACGATGAGGGGGGAGTGGCTTGCTACTCCCCTCTTTTTATTATAGCATACAGTATCCCTGACAGTTACATTGAGTAGCTGACACTTGCCACGACAGGAGATAGACATGGCAAACACGACCTTTAACGGTGCAGTCCGCTCCGAAAACGGATTCAAAGTTGTAACCAAAAGTGCCACCTTGGGTACTTTTACAGAGCAGCTTAATGCCACCAGCGGTGGTTCTCTTGAAGTTCAGAAAGTTGCTACGTCTGGTAGAGACAACATCGTTGCAGCGGGCACCACTGTAGGTGCAAACAACGCCAGCCTAGGCACAGCAGCCACAATCTTTAACATCGCTCCTAACGCGCACGGTTCTGGTATTGCCGATGCAGCAATCAACACCTTCATCAACAAGGTTGGTGGAGATATCGTCACTACGATTCTTGTTGATCTGCATGGTGGTCTGGCATCCGGCGGCGCTGCTAACGATGTTATCGGTACTGATGGCGGTGCAGCAAACGCGTACATTGCAGAACTCACAAAAGAAGTTAATGGCATCCCATACAAGATGGAGTTCATCTGTATCGAAGTGCCAACTGGCGGTGATCCAGACATCAATCTGGTGTGTTCTGCAACAGGAACTACAGCTGAAAATGCTGCGGTTACCAGCGGCACTGTACTGTTTAACAATGGAGACCTGACACTGGGACTTCATAACGAAGCTGATGCTGGCTCTACACTAGCAGCTCTGAGCAAGAAGTTTTTGTATCTGACTTGTGGTGACGCTACTGAAGCCGCTTATACGGCTGGTAAAATCGTCATCAAGATTCATGGTGCAGCTTTTGACTTCAACAATGGCTAGTATTAACAGAGAGGGGGTTTGACAGCCCCCCTCCTTTCGTAAGGAGCTTAATATGGGCCACAGCTCAGATATATCAGCAAAATTCATCAGTGATGAAAATGCGTCAGATGACGATCGTCTGGTAACCGCTGCCAGACCAAACACTAGCGCAACCATGGCTAACACCACCTTTGCAGGAGGAGGTGCTAGGAATGTTATTGTCACAACCACAGGCACGGGTGACAACGCTAAGACTTGCACAATCACAGGCACAGATGTTTTTGGCAACGCCATGACAGAAGTAATAACTTCTACTGGTAGTGCTGAAGCTGTGGCAGGCACTAAGTTGTTTCTCACAGTGACCGCAGTAGAATGCTCTGCGCAGTATGCTGCTAACATCAAGGTTGGATCTGGCAGTCTTTGTGCGGAAGCAATTAATGGTAGCAACAGGGTGCGGTTGAAAGGCTTCTCCATAGTCTCTGGTGGTTCATCTGGAGTTGTAGAGTTCTTCAACAATACTCCAGAGAATGGATCTGCCCTCTTCAAGTCTCGCACCATAGGCACCGACAACACCACATTGGACAGGACCATCCCAGCAGATGGTGTTCTGTTTCAAGACGGTATGTCGGTCAAGTACACTGTGGCTACCGTAGACATGATGACATTCTTCCATGGCTAGGCGTAAAGGCACCATGAAAGGTCATACCATCAAGGGTGGGCACAAGCGGCCCACCAAGTCTGGTGCGGGTATGACAGCGAAAGGTGTCGCCAAATATAGAAGAGACAATCCCGGCAGTAAGTTAAAGACTGCCGTCACTGGTAAAGTAAAACCCGGTAGTAAGGCCGCAAAGCGTCGTAAGTCGTTCTGTGCCCGCAGTGCTGGACAAATGAAGAAATTTCCGAAGGCTGCTAAAAATCCTAATTCAAGACTACGGCAGGCGAGGAAGAGATGGAAATGTTGAATGCCGTATTTACAGTCAAATATACCTCACTTTAACGCATGGGTTCGTAGGGAGTACACTAAGAACCTAGAGGAATATCATGGCGAGTTTCTTCATGCCATGGTGGTTGCTGTAACTACGATGCCGAATCGTACTCTAAGTTTCCAAGTCATATTTACTGGTTGCGAGTCAGATGACACTGATGAGCCTAATGTGCATGGTGGCGCAATGTGGGCGCGTATGCCCCTCACAGCGCTTGTGGCAGACACACCGTACGAGCAGTGGCCCACAGAGCTACCGCCCTACCTAGCACAGCCATGGGACTGCATGTCCCATTATCACGCGGTTTACAAGATAGAAAGAGCATCACCTGCACCTTGGATTGCCAAGGTAGATGGTGAGTTCTACCCTGCTAAGTATTACTTCACCGTGGACTACACGGACAGTGAGGTGGCAGATCATCCTGCACAACACAAGCAGAGTCATGTATTAGAGCTGCTGGACGCAGGAGAGTATACAGGCAACATCGTAGCGTTGCCGAACAATCGGGTGCGAGTCACGCATCCTGCATGGTTTGAGACAGGGCAGGGCGCGCCCGACTTCAGACCAAACCAACATACCTTCAACTCAAAAGAGGATGTGGGGTATGTGTGGGATACTGAGCGCGTGTTCAACAACCTGTATAAGGATGAGTAAAATGAAGATGATGATGAAAAAGAAAAAGGGCATGGCCAAAGGCGGCATGACCAAGAAGGGCTACAAGATGGGTGGCATGACCAAGAAGGGCTATCAAGTGGGCGGCATGGCCAAGAAGACAAAGAAAAACCCGATGAAGGGTGGTCTTATGGATGCAATCGCCCAAGTGGACAAAGAACAGAAAAAGCCTAAGCCCAAGCCCAAGCCCAAGACTGATAGGCAGCTCATGCAGATGAGAGGCGGCGGCATGGCCAAAAAGGGCATGGCTGCTGGTGGCATGATGAAGAAGAAGGGCATGGCCAGAGGTGGCATGACTAAAAAAGGCATGGCCAAAGGCGGCATGACCAAGAAGGGCTACAAAAAGGGCGGTAAGGTCCGTGGTGTAGGCATCGCTTCTAAAGGTTTTCGCCCTGCAAAAATGGTCACGATGTCCAAGGGTGGCAAAAAGGGTGGTAAGAAGTAGTGGCAAAGCGTAGGGATCCAAAAGTTGGCACAGGAAAAAAGCCAAAAGGATCAGGACGTAGGCTCTACACTGATGAAAACCCTAGAGATACAGTTGGAATTAAATTTGCTACTCCAGCAGATGCTAGAGCGACAGTCGCAAAAGTTAAGAAAGTTAGAAAGCCTTTTGCAAGAAAAATTCAAATCCTGACCGTAGGCGAACAAAGAGCCAAAGTGATGGGTAAGACTGAAGTTGCAAAGATCTTTCGACAAGGCAAGGAAAGCATAAGGAGGGCTAGAAAAAATGCCTAAAGACGCTTGTTATCACAAGGTTAAAGCCCGCTACAAAGTTTTTCCTAGCGCTTATGCTAGTGGGGCTATAGCTAAATGCAGGAAGGTTGGTGCTGCTAATTACGGCACTGGCGGCAAGAAAAAGAAGAAGAAGGCTGAAGGTGGTGTTGTGCGAATGTCCAATGGTGGTCTCGCTAGAAGGCGTAGAAAACGTGCTTCTAACAATCCTAATGTTGCTAGGGGTTGTGGGGTAGTCAAACGCCGCAAGGTTACAAAATACGTGTGAGGCACCATGGCTGTACGCAAAACCAAAAGCGGACTAGCGTTAAAGCGGTGGTTCAAAGAGGATTGGAAAGATGTACGCACTGGCAAGAAGTGTGGCAGACAAAAGGGTGAAAAGCGTGGAACTCCTTACTGCCGCCCTTCCAAACGGGTTTCTTCAAAGACTCCAAAGACGGCGTCCGAGATGTCGTCCGCAGAGAAAAGAAAACGCATCAGCCAGAAAAAACGTCTTGGCCAACCAGCAGGTAAGCCGAGGCGGGTAGAGGCAGCACGCCGGAAAAGGAAAAAATAAATGGCTACGTCAGGCACCACCGCATTCAATATGGATTTCGCCGAGATCGCTGAAGAGGCGTGGGAGCGTGCGGGCCGTGAAATGCGTTCGGGGTACGACTTGGCTACCGCTCGTAGATCCATGAATCTGATGACTATTGAGTGGCAGAATCGTGGGATCAACATGTGGACGATCGACAGCGGCACCATATCTGTCGTTGCGGGCACGGCCCAGTATGACTTGCCTGCTGACACCATAGACCTTCTAGACCACGTTATACGCACAAATGCAGGCAATACAGCAACGCAATCCGATTTAACTATAACTCGTATCGGTGTCAGCACTTATGCCTCTATCCCTAACAAGTTAACGTCTGGTAGGCCAATACAAGTATTTGTAGAGCGTCTAGCTACACCTAGAATAAATCTGTGGCCCGTACCCGACACCACTTACACGTTTGTGTACTTCAGGATGCGCCGTATCGAAGATGCAGGTAACGGTGCGGAGACACCCGATGTGGTGTTTCGCTTTCTGCCTTGTTTGGTTGCTGGACTGGCATATCACATAGCCATGAAGGTGCCGGAGCTGGCTGGAAGAGTTGAAATGTTAAAAGCCGCGTATGATGAGCAGTACAATCTGGCTGCAGGTGAGGATAGAGAGAAGACGTCTGAACGGTACGTCCCGAGGGTGGCTAGGATCTAATCATGTCAAACAGATTTGCATCAACAAAACGAGCTATCGCGGAATGCGATATATGTGGGTTCCAATACAAACTCAAAGAATTGCGCAATATAATAAGAAAAGGTAATGATACTAATATAAAAGCATGTTACGAATGTTTTGATGGGGATCACCCACAGAATGAGTTAGGTATGTTTCCTGTTCATGACCCGCAGGCTATTAGAGACCCTAGGCCAGACTTTGCAGGGTATGCAGCAAGCAGGGCATACATTTACTCTGGCTCGTTAGATAGCAAGCTAGAGTTTGTGATGACTGCATCTTTAGGTTCAGTCACAGTGTCAACTTCGTAGGTACAACAATGGCAATATCGAGGGCAAACATGAGCAAGCAAGTACAAAATCCTCCTTCTAAATATAAGGGATTCTCCAAGCTACCAGAAGCTGTGCAGCAGAAGATAGACCCAGAGCTGGCTAAGACTTATAGCAATGGCGGCATGGTAAAATCTAAAGGTAGAGCCAGAGGGGGTATAAAAATTCGTGGGGCGGGTGCAGCCACCAAAGGGAATATGGCTCGCGGGCCTATGGGGTAAGTTATGAACTACACCAGCTTAAAAGCAAATGTGGAGGATGTCTGTGAACAGACGTTCACAGCAGATCAACACGCCCTGTTTGCACAGCAGGCAGAACAACTGATCTTCAACTCGGTTGAGCTGCCTGTTATGCGTAATGTTGATAGCAGTAGTTTAACCGCTGGTAATGAGCTGTATACTACACCTGATGGGTATTTATACACCTATAGTTTAGCAATAGTAGATAATGATACTCAGACTTTCCTACTAAATAAGGACTCTAATTTTTTAAGAGAAGCATATCCTGTAACCACAACTGCTAAACGTGGGCTACCAAAGTTTTATGCTTACCATAGCACTTCAGGTTCAAATGTAAGATTTATGTTTTCTCCAATCCCAGATGCTAATTATACATTAGAACACATCTACGCTAAGTATCCTACGTCTATAGTGACAGCGGGAGGCACCTATTTGGGGGATAACTTCGATACCGCGCTTCTTAATGGTGCTTTGATGGAAGCAATTCGGTTCCAGAAGGGCGAACCTGACATGGTTGCTCTATATGAAAAACGTTACTTGCAGGCCATAGCTTTGTTACAGCGCACTGGAGATGGCAAGCTGCGTCAGGACTACTACCGTTCAGGACAGGCACGCACGCCTGTAGCATAGGAATAATTTATGGCGATCACTCAAACACTATGCACGTCCTTCAAAGTGGCTCTGCTAAATGCAGAGATGGACTTTAGTAGTGATACGTCACAGACGTTCAAGGTAGCGCTGTATACATCCAGTGCAACGTTGGGAGCGGCTACTACCGCATATTCTACTACCAATGAAATTAGTGGCACAGGTTATACCGCTGGTGGTAACACGTTATCAATAGCAGCTAACCCAACATCTTCTGGGACTACGGCATTTTTAGATTTTTCTGATGTGACGTGGAGTTCTTCTTCGATCACAGCAAGAGCGGCTTTGATATACAAATCTGGTGGAGGTGACCCTGCCATAGCAGTCATAGACTTTGGCGGAGACAAACAAACAAGTTCGGCAGATTTTGTAATACAGTTTGGTGCCGCAGACGCAACAAATGCGATAGTACGTATTGATTGATTGCGATTTCTGCTAGTTGAGTGTATTACTAATAGCATTCGTGAGGTTTTGTTATGGCAACACAGTTTAGCACTCTTCTAAAACTCGCACTGCCAGTTCAAGGTGAGCTGGCGGGTACGTGGGGAGACTTGGTGAACAACAGTGTCACCAATATGATAGAAGAGGCCATAGCGGGTTCCAAAACCATAAACACTTGGAGTGGTAACTCCGCTACATTATCCACCGCAGACGGTGCTACTGCCGAAGCTAGAGCTGCAATACTGAACTTAACTGACACTGGCACATCGTTATCTGGCGCAGCTACAGTCATTGTTCCTGCCCTCACCAAAATATTTATTGTAAAGAATGGCACCGCCCAGACAGTTACAGTAAAGACAGCATCAGGAACTGGTATCGCCATTCCTTCTGGTAGCACAGGGCATGTGTACTGTGATGGCACTAACGTAGTCGAAAGTCAGAACTACGTTGCTGGCAACTTTGGAGTTGGTGGCAATCTTACAGTAACAGGCACTACCACGTTTAACGGCGGCACAGTAACTCTTGGTGACGCAAACACCGATAACATTGTGTTTGGTGGCGAAGTAGATTCAAACATTATACCTGATGATGACGGAGCTTATGATCTAGGTAGTTCTTCTAAAGAGTGGAAAGACATATACATTGATGGTGTAGCATACCTAGACGCCATTAACTTTAACGGCACAGCAATTACTGCTACTGCCGCAGAACTCAACATCATGGATGGTGTCACCTCCACGGCTGCAGAACTTAATATTCTTGATGGTGTTACCTCCACAGCCGCAGAACTTAACATTGTAGACGGCGGCACATCTGCCACGTCAACCACACTCGCCGACGCTGACCGCGTTGTTGTAAATGACAACGGCACAATGGTGCAGGTCGCACTCACTGACTTTGAAACATACTTTGAAAGCGCACTGGACACGCTATCCAATGTGACGACGGTTGGAGCGCTTAATTCTGGTTCAATCACGTCTGGCTTCGGCACTATTGATACTGGCTCATCAACGATTACAACCACGGGCCTTATCACTGGCGGATCATTAGACATTGACGATGTCGTAATTAACGGCAGCACTATTGGTCACACAGACGATACAGACCTCATCACTGTGGCCGATGGCATAGCTACAGTCGCTGGAGAAATATCGGTCACCACACTCGATATTGGTGGCACAAACGTCACATCCACGGCAGCAGAACTCAACATCCTTGATGGTGTTACTGCCACCACTGCAGAGCTTAACTACAGTGACACGGGAGCATCTGTAGGTACGGTTGTTGCGAGCAAGGTCGTAACTGTAGATGCAAACAAAGATGTAGCCAGCTTCCGTAATATCACTTTGACAGGCGAGTTAGATGCAGGGTCGCTTGATGTGTCTGGTGATGCAGATATTGACGGCACACTTGAAGCCGACGCGATTACAGTTAATGGGACAGCACTTAATACAGTTATCGCGGGAGTGACAGTAGCTAATTCCACTCTAGCCGCCACAGTCACTGTCGCCGATAGCACAGCAAACACCAACTTCCCAGTTGTATTTCACGATGAGTCTAACGGACTTTTAGATGACACAGGTGCTTTACGCTACAACCCAAGCACAGGTGAACTTCTAGTACCTAAACTCACTGTAGCAGGCACTACAACCACTGTAGATACAGTGACTATGAACGCTCAGAACGCCATCGTCTTCGAGGGTGCCACTGCTGACGCTAACGAAACTACACTGACTATTATAGATCCAACAGCAGATCATACAATCAACTTACCAAACGTATCAGGTACAATACCTGTGTTAGCTGCTGCAAGCACCACGGCCATTACTTCTACACCGGAAGAACTTAATATCCTTGACGGTGTGACATCGACTGCTGCAGAGCTGAATATCCTTGACGGTGTGACATCGACTGCTGCAGAGCTGAACATCCTTGATGGCGTCACTGCAACAACAGCAGAACTAAACATCCTTGATGGTGTAACATCAACTGCTGCAGAGCTGAACATCCTTGATGGTGTAACCTCTACAGCCTCAGAACTAAATATCCTTGATGGCGTAACTGCCACAACAGCAGAACTTAACTATAGCGACACAGGCGCAGCAGTTGGCACAGTTGTAGCCAGCAAAGTTGTAACTGCTGACGCTAACAAAGACGTATCCAGCTTTAGAAATATCACACTGACAGGTGAACTTGATGCAGGTTCACTAGATATTTCTGGGGATGCAGATATTGATGGGACGCTAGAAGCAGATGCAATCACGGTCAATGGTACTGCGTTAAACACAGTAATCGCTAACGAGGCTACAGCCCTTGCTATTGCGTTAGGCTAAAGGAGATATAAATGGCCAATACATTCAAGGTTGTATCGCATGACGTTATGCCAGCCTCAAGCGGTACGCCAGAAGACCTTTACACTTGCCCCGGCAGCACTACTACAATCATCTTGGGTATGGTGCTTGCAAACGTACACACCAGCCAAGTTACAGTAAGTGTAAAGCTGGTTAGTGATACATCCGGTGGCGGACGTACAGCAACAAACACAACCACCTTTTTGTTGAAGGACGCTCCGTTACCGGTGGGTTCATCTCTTGAAATACTTGCGGGTAATAAGGTTGTGTTAGAGACAACCGACAAGATTCAGATTGACTGTTCTGTTGCTGACAAGACCAGCGTAACTATGAGCATCATGGAGATTACCTAATGCCGTACATTGGTGCAGGGATACAAAAGTTTAACACTGCGGACGGGCTGACTGTCTCTGGTTCCACTGAACTTGACGACAAGGTTGCAATTGGAACTGGCACAGCGGTTGGAACATTAACAACAGAGTGTACAGCAGGCGACAGCAACTTTGCGCTAACTGCATATCACCCTACCAGCACATCTGCACGAACGATTGCTAAATTTCAATCAAACGTCGGCAGCACTCAAGCTGATAAAGTGACAATTCTTTGCGACGGAAACGTCGGCATCGGCACCAATTCACCTTCACAACCCCTAGAAATTTCTGGGGATGCGCCAATTATCCGGCTTACTGACACCGGCGCATCAAATAATCACTCTGAAATCAATGCTGATTATACCTCTGGAAGTCTTCAGATTTCAGCGGACACGGCAAACGCTAGTTCTAACAGCCGCATTATTTTTGCAGTCGATAACACAGAACGTGGGCGTATTGATAGCAACGGCGACATACTGATTGGCAAAACCAGCACTTCTGCTTCAACTGATGGCATAAGGCTCACTGCTACTTCGGGCAACGCTAGTAATTTTAGCATCAATGCTGGCACCCCCATGCAAATTAACCGCAATGGAGATGATGGCGGTCTAATCAATTTTCTCCAAGCTGGTTCGCTTGAAGGCGGCATATCTGTAAGTGGCTCAACGGTATCGTATACTGGAGGACACCTATCCCGCTGGTCACAGGCCACTGACGGCAGCCGCATCGACGGCCTAGTCAAAGGCACAGTGATGACGAACCTTGACCAGATGGCGAAGTGGCATCACGAGGCAAAAGCAGCCACCCTCTATGAAGATGATGACGAAATACCTGAAGGCAAAAAGGTAGGTGATGAAAAGACACCGGCTGTTGATGCGTATGATGAGGACAATGAGCAGTTGAACTGCATGGCTGTGTCATCCGTCGAGGGTGATGCAAACGTGGCTGGCGTGTTTGTTAATTGGGATGAAGATGACAAAGATTACACCAACGACATGGTTGTCGCCATGACTGGCGATATGGTCATCCGTATTGCCAAAGACACAACAGTAGCACGAGGCGACCTGTTGATGTCGGCAGGAGACGGCACCGCCAAGCCGCAGGGCGATGATATTGTTCGCAGCAAAACGATTGCAAAGGTCACATCGACCGTTAAGTCACATACTTACGACGACGGTTCGTATCTCTTACCATGCGTACTAATGGCTTGTTAGAAGGAGAATAACTTGACACAAAACGTAATCACAATCGACGGCAAAGAATACAAGCCGGAAGACATGGATGCACAGCAGACGTATTTGATTAATCAGATTAGGTCTTGCCAACAAAAAGCTGCAAACATGCGCTTTGACCTTGACCAAACTATAGCTGCACAGAATGCATTTACGAATACACTTATCCAGTCAGTACAAGAGACTGAAGAGGTACAAGCAGAGGTAGGATAATGCCATATCTAGGTAAGACACCATCACAAGCGACACGCAAG